GGTTCTACTGGTACATTTCCATACATTGTGGGTGTGATTGATGAATTTTCCAATCAAGTATGAGATTATCGATTATTCCTATATGGTACTCGGTGTACTTTTTATGGTTGGTGGGGCGATTATTGGAATTTTCCGTAGACGTAAGAATGCAAAAGAAGCTGGGTATGCTGAAGCAGAGTCTTTGTATATTGAATACTTGCAAAGTGCGGTACAGCATCCATTATGCGCCAGCCCTGAACAGGAAGGAATAGAATACACCCCAGAGATGCAAGCCAGACATGCATGGTTTGTCTCGACCATGTTGTATGCGTGTGATAAAATTTTATCAGCCAGTAAAGACCCAGTGTGGGAAGAGGTAATTATGGCTCAATTGCAAACTCATAAAACATATCTTATAGGAACAGAATTTGTTGAAGGTGAAGAAATTACTTGGTATGGGAAAGAGTTACAGAAATTATACAATAGCATGTATTTAGCTGATGTCTCTAACAAGAAACTGTGATTTCTGTGGTTGTTTTTTGGAAGAGGATATGTATTTCGAATTGGAGACTTGTCATAGTGTTCTTGATGTGGGTTTTAGTTATGATTTGTGTCCCGCTTGTCATACGGTAGTAACTCAATGGTTAACTAATTTTATACGGGAGAAAGGTGAAAATGAAACTTAGATCTTATTGTTTGATGGGAATTCTTGCTGCAATCGCCGGGATAGCATTTACATTCGCTTGTGCCAGTCCCGCGAATGCTGTAGACTTTTCTTGGAAATGTGAGACCGCAGCCAAACAAAAAACTATTGATGGATTTCGATTATATGATGGAAATCATAAAATGGTACTTGATAAGATTCCGGCCAAGGCCTGTAAAACCTCTGTTAAAGAACCTACTGGATGTATGAGTTATTATTTGGTAGCCTATAAGGGCAAGGTCCAAAGCAAGCCATCACACATTGTGCCTTACTGTCCGGCCACAATCGTGATTACGCCGATAGGCGGGTTTGCCGTGATTCAGAAAGCCAAATAATCATAACGAAGAGGAGGTGATTTTCGTGGGTTGTAAATCAAAAGGCAAGAAGAAGAAATGACGATTGCGGGGTTCACCAGACGAGTCATTTACATGACAGATTCCTGGTGGACCCTTCAACTTATCTGGTCTGAACTCCGAGAATCCCGTAAAACAAAATTAATCCTACCTTGGCAAACTGATGCGTGATCAACAAGAAGACACCGAATATGGACAATCTACGGATCAGGATGATCGGGATAGGATGACCATTGAAACTGGGTGGGCCAAACCCCCCACCATTGAAGAGTTGAAGGCAGATTTTGCTGAAGCACAGGCTTCTCATACTGCGCATGAAGCTCAAGTACGCAAATGGCTGGATGCTCTTAATGGGCGGCAACATATTATTTCAAAGCCGGGACGCTCTCGGATAGTTCCCAAAGTTATTCGGAAAAACGCTGAATGGCGGTATGCCTCTCTTAGTGAACCTTTTCTTTCTACCGAGGATTTGTTTGAAACGGCTCCTCGAACATTCGAAGATAAAAAATCTGCCATCCAGGATGCCCTGGTACTGAATTACCAGTTCAACCAACAGATTGATAAAGTTGCCTTCATCGATGAATACACACGAACCTCAGTTGATGAGGGAACTGTCATTGTTAAAGTCGGTTGGGAAAATGAAGAAGAAGAACAAGAAGTAGAAGTTCCTGTTATGGGTATGGTACCGGTACAGGATCCTCAGCAGGCACAGGAAATGCTGATGGCCGGCCAGTTGCCTATGCAAGAGCAGCAGGTTGATGTTCGCCTTGAAATGCAGGTAGTTGTCACCAAGAATCAACCTACATTGGAAATTTGTGATTATCGGAATGTACTTGTTGACCCCACTTGTCATGGAGAAGTCAGTAAAGCTAATTTCATCATTTATTCCTTTGATACTTCCAAATCAGATTTAAAGAAGGATGGCCGTTATCAGAATGTTGATCAGATCCATGCAGATAATTCAAGTGTTCTGGCAGATCCGGATTTTGACAGTCAAGATGATACGCATTTTAGTTTCAAGGACGATGCTCGAAAAAAGGTTGTAGCTTATGAATACTGGGGCTACTGGGATATTGACAATTCCGGTATGACCACCAGTATTGTTTCCACTTGGGTCGGGGATACGTTAATCCGGATGGAAAAGAGTCCTTTCCCGTTCAAGGAATTACCTTTTGTTTTGGTTCAGCATTTACCGGTACGGAAGAAAAATTTTGGGCAGCCGGATGGTTTCCTGATAGAGGACAATCAGAAAGTAATTGGTGCTGTAACTCGTGGTGTCATTGATATCATTGGCCGGGCTGCAAATGGTCAAATGGGTACTCGAAAGGATGCTTTGGATTTGGTTAATGCTCGGAAGTTTGAGCGGGGTGATGACTTCAAATTCAATTCCAATATCATTGATACTAAACAAGCATTTCAGATGCAGACTTATCCGGAAATTCCGAAGAGTGCTTTCGAGATGCTGAACTTGATGAGTTCTGATGCTGAGAGTCTCACAGGTGTCAAAGCTTTCAGTCAGGGTTTACAAAGTCAGTCCTTGGGAGATAGCGTTGGTGGTATAAAGAGCGCCATGGACGCTACAGCTAAGCGTGAATTGAATATTTTGCGCAGACTGGCAAATGGTATCATTAAGATTGGCCGCATGTTTATAGCCATGAATGGTGAGTTCCTGGAGGATGAAGAAGTTATTCGGATTACGAATGAAGAATTCGTAGCCATCAGCCGGGAAGACCTGGGTGGTGAACATGATGTTCGATTGAACATTTCAACTCCTGAAGCTGATAATGAGAAAGCGCAGGAATTGGCTTTTATGCTACAGACAACTGGAAATAGTATGGATCCAGGTCTGGCAAATATGATCCTTGCTGATATTGCAAGGTTGCGCAAAATGCCTGAACTTGCTAAGAGAATTGAGGAATACAAACCTGAGCCTGATCCAATAGCTGAGGAAATGAAGATTCTTGAGCGTGATAAGCTTAAAGCAGAAGTTGAAAATGAGCAGGCCAAGGCCAGAGAGAATACCATTGATGTGGATCTCAAAGCTGCTAAGGCTGACTCTGAAAGAGCGAAAGCTCGGAAACTTAATAGTGATGCTGATAAAGCGGATCTGGATTTCGTGGAACAGGAATCCGGTGTGACTCGGAAACATGAATCAGACATGAAAGAGATGGATCATATGTCTACCATGGATCAGAAAGCCTTTGATGCCATGCATGCAGAGAAAGCCCCGGCCACCAGTTCTGCTACCAGCCCAACGAAAAGTGAGTCTACAAAAAGTGCAAAAAAACCTGCCAGTAAACCGGCCGGAAAAAAGAAAGTAACTGATAAGCAAAAATAATCATTCAGGCATATAGTCTGAATAACCTTAACACCACCTCTAAGGAGCAAGGGTATGAATGAAACAAATCAGGACCAGGCATTGGAAGAAATTGATATCACCATCGAGCAGGCCAAAGCTGCCATTGCAGATCGTGATGCACTTCATGCATTACTGCAGAATGAGAATTTTCATCGTATTATTGAAGAGCGCTATTTCAAAGAAGAATCTATACGCTTGGTCATGCTGAAGGGCATACTTTCGGATGATAAACAGCAGACAAAAATCGATCATTTGATGTTCGGTATTTCCAGCCTGGATAGCTTTTTCCGCACTATCATGCAGGAGGGTGACCAGATGGAACAGGCCATCCGTGATAATCAGGAAGCCAAGGAAGAAATCCTGCGGGAGGAGTAATCCATGAATGCAGCTGATAGCATGGACCCTTCTGTAGTTGATGGCAGTTTAGACAGTATTGAGGATCCTGAAAAGAATAAAGACACTGAGAGTGCTGATGATCAAGGGGATCTGGAAAGCGCTCTTATGATGTCCGATGAAGAATTTTTGGAAAAGGGAGGGGAAGCCGCCTTTGAAATGCCGGTCCCCTCAGCAGATGATAAAACTGATTCTTCTGATAACGCTGCAGGCGATGATTCAGGGGAACAAAAAGATGACAGTAACAACACTGATACCAGTGGACAAGATGACGATGACTCGCATTCGGATTCCGGGGATACCCAGGATACCCATGATGACGATGATTCCAAATCCTCCGATGGAGAAAGTGACAATAAAGATGCTTCTGATAACGGTAATGAGTCTCCCGACACGAAAGACAAATCCGACAATAAATCGGAAAATCAGGATACGGGTAAGGTAGATTACAAACAGGAGTATCAGAGGATTTTAGCTCCGTTTAAAGCCAATGGTAAAAAAATCCAGGTTGACAACATCGATGACGCAATCACGTTGATGCAGAAGGGAGTTGGGTTTCACGCAAAAATGAGACTGCTCGCTCCACGCCTTAAAATTATCAAAATGCTTGAGAAAAATGAGCTGCTTGATGAGGGCAAACTGAATCACTTGATTGACCTGTCGAAAAAGAACCCGGACGCAATTGCTAAGCTGCTAAAGGACAGCGATATTAATCCTCTGGATATAGATCCAAAAAAGAGTAGTGATTATAAACCCACTGAGTACCAAGTTTCGGACCAGGAATTCGCACTGGATGAGGCCATCGATAGTATTCGTGATAGCGATACTTTCGACAAAACTTTGACTGTTCTTACCAAAGAATGGGATACACAAAGTAAGGCTATCGTGGTGGAAAATCCTGAACTGATACCGATCATTGATGCCCATATGCAGAATGGGATCTTTGACAAAGTAACCTCTGTCGTTGATCAACAGCGAGCATTAGGAAAACTCGAAGGAGTTCCCTATATTGATGCTTACAAAAGTGTTGCTGAGGCCTTAGTCAAACAAGGGATTCTTCGAAATACTGGAGATAGTGGGGATGCAGATCCAAACTCTGATACTGGGTCAACTCCTGCAGGGAAGAAGGATGAAAAACGTAAGGCCGCCAAAGATAAGCGTAAGGCTGCCGCTCCCAGCAGATCGACTAAAAGACATACTCCTCCTGACACAGAAAATGTTCTGAATATGTCAGATGAGGAGTTCATGAAAAAATACAGTTAAAGAGGTAAACAAATGTCCCTTAATGATACTCCCGCCGGTAATCTGGTAAAGGGTGAAGGTTCCTACAGTGATCCGCCCACTACCCCATCGTCCATTGGTCCCCAGATTCGTCTGGATTCTTATTACAAGAAAGCTCTGGTAGAGATCCGGAATAAGCAGTACTTCCAGCAGCTGGCCAGTACCCGGGCCATGCCCAAGCATATGGGTAAAACCATCAAACAGTACAAGTACATTCCGGTACTGGATGATCGAAATAACAATGATCAGGGTATTGATGCCGCCGGTGCCACTATCGCAAAAGATGTTTGGTATCTGATGAATCCGGATGGTACTCTGGTTGGCGGTGCTACCCCGACTGTCTATGCTACCCAGGCTGCAGCTGAAGCGGCTGCTACCGGTGGTGCCGTAGCCTACCTGCATTCTGGTGGTCTGTATGGTTCCAGTAAAGATATCGGTGTAATTACCAGTCGTCTGCCGGCCCTGTCTGAGCATGGTGGTCGTGTTAACCGGATTGGTTACACCCGCGTTGTCATTGAAGGAACGCTTATCAAACGTGGTTTCTTCTCTGAGTACACTCAGGAATCCCTGGATTTCG